GATTTAGGTGTAACTCATCTCAAGTATGGATGATTACGCTTCCGCAAGTTTCTTGAAGTAATTAAGATTCTCATCGTCAGATACTTCTTCTTCTGTATAGGAAGGTTTGGAGATTGGTTCTCCACCATCAAATGGAACTTCCGAGGAATCCACGGAAGTTGGTGCCGACATTGCGGCAGTTTGAGTGTTTCCAAGAACCACATCAAGACGAGTTTTCAACTCATCATATGTCTTGAAGTTATTCTGATTAACAAACTCATCCAAAGGATGTTGTTCTCCCCAAACACGTTCCATCTCAGAATCTTCCAAGAGTGGAGCTGGAGTTACGAATTCCGATTTGTCGTAATTTGAGAAACCATCTACCTTACGAATCTTCAGTTTGAAGTTCGCTCCTTCCCAAAAGGAAAATACATCTACTGGTGACTCATCCTCAAACTCAGGATTCGCCATGGAACTAATCTTATCAAAGATCTTCTTTCCATAACGGAAAAGGAAAACCTTTCCTTCGTTCTGAGGATTGGCCTTGTCTTCTACAACATATACGTTGGAGAAGTAAGTCAACCTACGTTTCTGTTTGCGAGCAATCTCCTTGTTCGCTTCCACACCAGAATTCCAGAGAACAGAGTTATACTCTGCCAATGGATCTTTCTGACCAAGAGTAGTCAGAGAGTTTTCGATGTACCAACCACCTGGGCCTTGAAAACCATGATTGAAGACACGCACATACGGCATATCCTCTCCATTGGTTGCAGGAAGGAATCGGATAACGGCGTATCCGTTACCAGACTTATCGAGTTCCGCTTTCCAGAAGCGGTCATCATCTCGATTAAAGTTTGATTTGGGGTTATTGATTTTGTCCACTTCCGACTGAAGTTTTTCCAGATCGGTTTTTCGGGACTTCTTGAGGGATGCAAATGAATTTGCCATCTTATTCTCCTATTCTACGTGTTTCGGATTATCCACTATATGCATAATGTAATTCTACTTGTTTTTTTAATATGTCTACGTATTTCTGCTTATTCACAACCAAGAATGGTGCATACTTAGTACACATACTATATAGTTCCGGCCAAATGACCGTTTCCTGTATCTTCTCATTGAAGACAGGAATGAAGTGTAGTATAGAATCTAATATAATAAAAGTTTCTAACGACACTTCTTCGCTAAATACATGACGAAGCATAGGTGGGTGTTGTCCATCCACCACATCAAAAATGACATTGAAATTCTCGTTTTCTTCAAACAATGAATCAATTTCATTTTCAAATACATAAGGAAGACTCTGAATTCTGGCCTTCCATGCAATGTAATTACTTCTTCCTTCTGGTGAAGTTACATTGCCGACCCACATATTCTTTGTCTTAACAAAATTGGAGACAAGAAATTTTGTGAGGTCATCTTCTTTGTAAATCTTCGACAAACGTACAAAATGATGTTTGTCATTTCTTTTTTCAAACGAGGATTCGTTTGCACGAACTCTCCCATTAAATTTAAAGTAATCATATTCCTGCTTGTTGAAATGTTGTTTCAACGAAAGATATTTTTGATATACTTCAAACGGTGTCACTTGATATATCATATAGGGAGTTTAGATGTCTTAGGCATGAAATTTAATTTCTCTGCTTCTTCCCTTAATTTAGTTTTAGTTTTAATATTAATTAGCCCTGCAACCGTTTCCGATTCAAGACCATTTTCATCAGCGTGATAAAGCATTGCATCAAGATAACTCATACTGGTTTTCTCAACTAACTCTTCAATTTCAATATTATACTGCTCAGATGTATACATGTTAAGTAATTCTTCCATTCTTATTCTTAATTATACCACATTATAATACATTTGTCAAGTCACAATCAAATCGTATCATTATTGCCATTTGATATGTTTTCCGACTCTTTTTGTTCTGGATCGTCTTTATCCTTGAACCAATAATCAGTTGATTTAGCAAGAACGGCCACATAGGCTCCCACCATGATATTTACCAAATCTCGACTCGCTTGTGGTAATTCAGCATAAAACAATAACCATACCAAAAACAAAAAAGTAGTTACTATAATTAAACTTAAAGAAAACCTAGCCCACCAGTTCAACTTTTTTCTTGTTTCTATTTTTTCATATCTCAATGCTTCCATTGGATTAGTCTCCCATAATTTTTCTTCAGATTCATAAACTAATTCCTCTTCAGTATTAATCTTATCATCTTTTAAACGATCTTTTTTACTACCTATAACTGCCATATTATCATATCCCCTCTTCTATAACTGTTTCCCATTGAGGTCCATGTTTCTTATAATAATACATGCTTGTTTCTTTTTTCTCTTGCATTTTAAATAAGAATTTTTTACCTCTATGAGAACCCTTCAATAGACGAGAAAAGAAATCTTTAAATTTATCACCAACATCGTCTATGGAAATATTTCTTCCTTTCACATCAAACTTATCCAATACTTTTCCGATTCCTGCACCTTTATTTGTGCCTATCATTGTAAAGGTTTGTTTATCCTTTACAATTACAGAATGTTGATCATATTTTTTACCCAACTCCATCATTTCTTTTTTCTTAATATTGGGAATAAACAAAGATTTTTCATTGACAAAACCATCTTCTTCTTGATATCCGCCTTTTAATTCTATGAAACCATACCCCTTTTCTCTGACTATTTCTTTGAGCTCTTTATAACGCTCAAGATTTTCTTTATCAGAAAACTCTTTCCTGAAAGGTGACATTACACCAAAATTTTCTGTTTTCTCTACATGAGTCATTATTCTTGATAGACTAGACTCTGCGATATATGTTTTAAACGATAGCATTTTTTTCTTATATTTTTTGTTTAACAAGAAGGAAGGAAATGTAAGTGTATTTCCTTCCCAATTTATCAAAAATTATTTCTTCTCTACGAATTCATACAACTCAGATGCCTTCTTCTTAATGTCCTCAATGGTATAAGATTCAGGTTGAAGTTCTTTAAACAGTTTCATATTTGCATTACCTTGTTCCTTTGCAAGATCCCATGCATTGTAAACAAAGTCTTGATTACGTTGTTGTTGTTCTTGGAGATAACTTTGTGCCATCTCTAAGAGTTTGAATCGTAGTTCAAATGGATTAGACATATTGTCCTTTCTTTGTGTGTGTTGTGTGTGTTAATGGGGGAATTCTTCTGTTCCCAAGTGACCCCCCCCGAACCATAGTTCTAACTCGGCTATCTAATTATGCAGCAAGTGCATAAGAAGATGCAGATGTATAATCAGCGTTATTTGCGATTATTTTAGTTGCACTATTACAGTCGTTGCTCAACTGGGTATCTCCTTCGGTCTTTATTTCTATCAGTCGATCACCCATTTTCGCCCCCAACAACTATACAGTAAACATTTCTAATAATTCTAATAAAATAACTACTGCAACGATGAATAATGTCCACAATGCCAATCTACTTGTATCATTCATCTACTCCTATATGTTTGGTGGAGGCGGCCAGAATCGAACTGGCGTCCTGTCTAGTTTATTTCACCTCTATCATCAATACCATAAATATTTATATCATTCCTTCTGTCCAAAATGATATGCATCACAAACCGATTTTAATCGGCGAATATAATCAAGTGGATTAAAAACTCTCCAATCAATGTAAATATCTTCATCCATCATCGAATTATATTTTTTAGAATCAAAACGAATAAAAGAACATATTACTATTTTTTTGGGAATCAATCCATACAATTCGTATAACATCCGACTATAGGCTGTTCCCTGTAAAATATACGACAATAACCATTCTTCTTTTTTAATATAAGTTGCAGTTTTCCAATCGATTACTGCAAGTTCGCCTTCATAATCCGCAACCAAATCAGTAGTGCCTGCAATTTTCAAATCATCAGACCACATCCCCAATTCAATTCCACGAATATTATCTATCCTTTCATCTATTTGAGAGAGTCCTGCAAACACCAATTCTTTATGGTCTGACATTGCACCCTCAAGATAATTCTCATCACCACGTAAATATTTTTCAATTATATGATGGACACTAGTGCCACGTTTTGCAGCCTTATGAGTAATTTTATCAGCCTCCTCTTTCCCTACTCTCGCTCTCCACGCTTCAATATTAGATTTATTGATTATATGATATAGAACACTTGTAACAGAAGGATAGGTTCCTTTTGGTGCATGATACACTCTCTCTTCACCAGAATTGTCTTGTTCTAGAAGATCTCTTTTATTTTCTAGAAGGTCATAATTAAATTGTTTCATTATAAAAAACGGAGGGGCTTATTAGGCACCCTCCGTTATTATTCAAAAATTGTGTATGTTTAGAAAAAAGATACGGTCGCCTTTTTTTATGAAATTATCGCACATCAATAGTATTTCCCCTATGATGTTTTTTCATTTCTCTTAGGCGATCTCTAAATCCTTCATCCGGCTTTTTTCCTGCAAAACGCCAAGGATCACCAACTATTGGTGTGGCAAGTTTAAGTTTAACCTCACTTTCAGAACACTTAGGACATGGTTCTTCAGTGGGTCCGTTTCTTTCACTAATCTTCATGCACAATTCAAATTCATGTTCACAAGATGTACAATGGTAATCATAATATGGCATTATCTCTCCTACCTATATGTATGTTCATGATTTTAAATTTCCATTCTTGTCAATCCAATCACAGGGCCCAATAATACATTTCCACTTTTTCTTTCCAGTGGTTTTTTTCTTTGGTGTCACTTTAACAATCGGCTCTTTTTTAATTATATTCACCTCTTTGTGTGTATGAACAACTTCTCGTTTTCTAATCACACACTCTGGACATTCACCAGTTTTCATTATAATCCTACATCCTGCAGGCGCCAGACAGACTTCTTCTGTCACATATTCAACTCCAGCGAAAGATGTAGAACTTAAAATTAGGACAAACCATAATGTAGATATTAAGTATTTCATTTTTGCTCCTTTTTTAAGTTACATGTATATTATAACCTATTATAAGAAGAATGTCAAGTTTTTTCTATTTACTGTGTCGTTTTCGAGCTTTATAGAAAATATGTCTATCAATGGATGCAACTTTTTTATGTTGAGCACTCCATCTTGGATATTCGGGCATCCAATTTGCATGATAATGAGTAGCACCATCAGTTATATCAATAAGAATATCCTGTTGGTGTTTTCCCAATACAATTTTTGCAAGATCTTTTGAAGATTCCCATGTCCTGCCTGGATTGGGATTATCTCCACGGCCATCACAATACCATGAAAATTGACACATATCTCTTAGTGGTTCCCATGTTTCAGATTTTGCACTATAATAGTGTCTTCCTTCTTTAATTACCCCACATACTGAATTGGGATATTCTTTAGAAAGGATTCTATTAATTGTAACATTCGCTACTGCTAATTTTCCTGCCGTGCTCTCAACTCCTGCCTCAAAATAAATATTTTTTGCTAAACAATCAAGATCTTCAGATGTATATTTAATATTATCGAATCTAAGAGGTTTCCAATAGTGAGGTTTCTTTAATGAAACGTTACTATTAGTAGGAGTAGTGATGAGCAAAACAGTTAAAAAAGTAAGTAGGAAACTTACTACTTTTACCATACTCGTACCTTTGTTTGGTTATTCAAACACATATTCATTTTCAACCATTATACCAAGGTGTAAATGTATTTATACATTTTTAGTCTTCTATTTTCACTTCTTCTTCCTTTTCTTCAATATCTGGAAGAATGTCTGGCCATGTATCTTTAACCAATTTATAAGACAATCCCTTATAAGACAACTTTTGATCTTTAACCGCAATGAGAATTTTTGCATCTTCTGGATCAAGTCGTTCTAATAATTGAACAAACATAGATTCTCTTCGTAACATTGGAAGATCATGTGGACTAGGATCAGTATAATAATCTAATTTTTTAACTTCAAAGTGCAAAGATGCATCTGCTGAATTTTCATTCGGTACATATGGTGGAGCTCCCTTTGGAATTTTCCATTTTACGTCTGGATGATAATTCAACTGCAACAATGCTCGAGTTGCAAAATTTTCTCTGTCTTTAAGAATTTGTCGTTTTTCTTCTCTTGTTTTAGCCTTAGCAACTAATTCAAGAGTTTCAGCAAAATTAACTTCTGGCATTACATATCTCCTGTAAATTGTTTATCAGTCAATGCAATAGTTTCAGTCTTTATATATTCTCTATTTTCATGAGAAATATATTCTGACTCATCCATTCCACTTGTCCAAACTGCATTAATATCTGAATAGAATACCCCCACAGACCTCTTAGGAGTGCCGTCAGGGTAATAAGCCATTGCAACACAGGTAGGAATCACTTTTTGTTCTTCGTGTTTTCCAGAAAACATACCAATCCAATCTCCTGTTTTCAAGTAATGTTCGCAATAACGAATATATGCTTTCTTGTGATCTATAATATTAGATGCTTTTTGTCTATCTTGAGGAAAAACATTTCTAGCTCTTGCTTGTGAATTAAGTGCAGATATTTGATCTTTAGTTTCCTTTATCCATTCTTTCACATTCTTAAAAGAATATCTATCATCATCTGAAAGTGCAAGTACTCCCTTATTGACATTCTTATACTCTGCTGGTTTGCGTTTCTTTCGCATTTCAATCATGCGTTGACGGAGAGCCTCACGTTGTTCTTCTGTAATCTTGCGAGTACGTTTAACCTTCATTGGTTTTCGTTCAACTTTCACTTTTTTTCTTGCCATTATGATTTTTTCTCCAAATTGGATTTTATCGTTGATAACATCATCTCCCACTGTTTTGCAGTAGTTTCAATGTCATAGTGCATATCAAAATATTGCTTCTGGAATGCAAGCCCACCTTGAACTGGAGCTTCCCAAAAGTTATCAATTGCATCCTTCAACACATATGCAAACTTTCTTGCGTGTTCAGTTTTGTCTTGTACAAAACCATACATCCATGCAAAATTCGCACATGTTTCTGGAAGGACTGCAAGATTCGGACACACAACAACACACCCTGCACTCATTGCTTCTATCACAGAAATACACCCTGTTTCTGGGTATATATTTGGATATGCGAGTATGTGTGTTTGTTGAAGTGCAGTACGAATTTCTTCATTAGAAACTGTTCCATGATAATTTACATTGGGAGTTTCCTTACATGCATTGTAAAGAGGTTCCCAATCTTTGTCTTGTGATTCCCATCCATATATCTTAAAACTTGAATATACATCCAATTCCACATTTTCCAATTTCATGGCTTTAAATGCACCAATTAGAACATCCAATCCACGATGAGGTGTAGATATGTATGCAAGTCGTATCGGGCCGTTTTTGGGTTTGGTATGTAAAGGAATTGGTACAATTGCATTCTTTAGTACAACACTTTTTTCATACTCAATTCCCAAATCAAGATGATATTTCTCAAGCGACCAATCAGAAGGAAAAACAAAACGCTCAAACTTTTCATGATAAGATTTATCTTTTAAAAATTGAACTTCTGGGTCTAAGGAAGTATCTTGAAACCAAAGAATTTTTGGTTTGTCCTCATACTCACGAACTCTGGAAAGTATAATCTGAAAGTAGTCCCAAAGGTCTTCAGGCACTCTCTCCTTGACTCTTTGATAAACTAACTCACTACCCCCCTTTGCATTCTTTGATTGTTCAACAACATCGCCAGTTGGAGGTGGAGGAAGTCCTTGTTCTTTTCTTTTCCGAATTTCTTTTATTTTAGAATCATCAAACTTCATCATACTCATTCTGGCCCTCCAATCTTATCAAGAGATTCAACTTTCTCTAATGCCTCCATAGCTTCTTTGTGGGATTTGTCTTCTTTTTTAAAGAAATTTTTGATACGTTCAATGAGGTTTTTTAACATAATTTTTCACTTTCTTTATTATAATTATAACAAATTATTGAGAGATTGTCAAGTTTTTAAATATATTAAAATGTAAAACTATATTGCTGTATACCATGTAATTTGTGTTTGAGAAATCCATCTACCCAAACTTCCACATCTTTCCCATTTTGTTGCATATCAACTGCAACATTTAATGCATCATTTAAATTGAATTTTACTACTTTGTTATCCTTTGTTTCAACCGAATATGTACTATGCAAGTTGGGGGTTTGCATGGAATCTCCTATGAGTAGAAACCTGTCCTACATATGTAATATGCATCTACAATATCAGAAACAGGATTAGTAATTGAAGTTGATCTAGGAGTTAATTCTTCCTTTAAACCAACTTTGGTTTCAGCTAAAAAAGTATCGTACATCAATTCTTTGTTCGCATTACCTTTCCCTGTAGCATGTTTCTTAACTACTGTAGGTGGAATTGTAACATATTTAAAATTCTCCTTTTGGAGTCGGCATTTAAGGACTCCCATATTTTCTGCGATATTAAAAACTCTTCCAGTTGCAGCATATGCATAATCTTCCAAATAAACACATTTAACTCTTCCATTGTACCATCGAATTACTTCAATTGTCCAATCAGCAAGTGCAATGTATCTTTCTATCTCACTTAAGTATTTAGGATATTCGTATGCGTTAAATACCTTGAATGTATCTTGTGATTTAGTTTGTTTAATATAATGAAATCTACAATCTTTAAATTTTATATTGTTATTAAGTACTTCTGCCACACATATTGCAGGGGAAGTTAAAGAATAATCTATTCCTACAACATATTCATTCGTAATCATCGTAGTATTCTGGTTCCATCAAAATTCCGCAGAACGCACAATGAAATGCTGATTCTGCGGATTGTATATCATCTGAATCGTGAATCATGATATATGTTGCATTACAGTTATTACATTCTACATCTAATTCGACTTCCATTTCTCTCCAATTAAAGGTCTACAATTTCACACCCATCAGCGGAACACGCTAACTCTTGTGACGCTACTGTATAATCCTGCTGTTCGTATTTCGATAACTCTGACCAATCCACATCTTGTGGAATCTTTTTAAATAATCCTTTAAATTCTTCTTTTGTACAATCTTGATATGGTGCTTGTCTGTATGTATGATCACTAAAAGGTAAAAATGAAATTCCACTAATTGTATCAAAATTATCCCATACCCAATTTCCTACACCCATCCATTCATTTTCTTTAACTGAAACTGTAATAGATGGTTTGTGTTCACACCAATGTTTCTGATATATTGACCATAATTCTAATTGTTCTATCGCTGACATATCTTGTCTACAAATTGCATCTTTGGGACTTTCCATTGGAAATGAAAATACTGTAGTATGTTTTGGTTTAGTGACATCTGGTTCATTAGGAAATCCAGCGTCTTTCATCATTTTGCAAAGAGGATCTTTATTATCAGCTCTTACTGTCCGAATATAATAGGGATTGTGACGAGCATGAATTCCACTTGCAGAGTCAACAAGCTGAGACACAGTGCCACTAGGCTTGACACAAGTAATAGCTGCACTACGAAAGATACCCAACTTATCTGACCACTCTTTATTCGTTTCCACGGCCACATTTTTTAAATCCTCCAATAATTGTTCCAATCCTTTTTTTCTTCCATTTGTAAATTTATTGTCTAAAATGCCGGTGAGTGAAACTCCAAGAAGTCGTTCTTCTGTACAATTTCTTTCCCACTCTTTTGTTAGATATCTAAAATTGGTAAGAGTGGATTGAAAGGTGCCAAGGATTGTTGCAATCCTGACTTTCTTAGAAAGAGATTCGGGAGTGTCCCATCCTCTGACAACGCATTCTGACAAATTACAGAATTCTCTGCTTCTAAGAATGATTTCAGAACAGGGGTTAGTTCCAAAGTCATCTCTTGGTTCTCTTCGTCTAATGAATTTTCCGTTTCCATCTGATTCTTTCTCATTTAATTGTTCAACAGTTCTTTTGGCCGACATACTGTTATAGATTCCTCGTTCCCCCGATTTAGAATCGTAGAGGGATAACCACTCTCGCATGAAAGTGCCAACATCTGGTTTTTCTTTATAACTAACTGAATTGTTTGCGAGTGCTCGTTGTACGTTATGTTCCCACCATTGTCCAGATTTTGCAAATCGCATTTCTCTGTCATTAAGATCACTGAGAGAAATGAGAGCACTCCTACGAACACCCCCAACAACAACAATTTCTGCAATTTTACATACGAGATCATGCGCTTCAATCGATTTAAGTTTTCTTCCCGCTGCATCTTGAAATACCTTTGTTGCAAAGTGAAATAGATCATCCAATGGTTCTGGGCCAGATGCACGACCACCAAATGTTTTTAGGGGTTTACCTGCTTCTCGAACCTTGGAAAGATCCCATTTTGGAATCTGTCCTGTCCACAACAAACTAAGCAATTCCTTGAGTGATTTTGCCCAACCAAGTTTAGAATCTGCAACAACAATGGTTGTGTCTGTTTCGTGAAACTCTTCTGCGATAACTGGTAATTGTGTAACGTATTCTTCTTCTACTGAGAAACCGACGCCTGTATTATGTGCAACATTTCCATTAGCAAGAACATAATTATGATTTTTTGGAATTGTCATATCCCAATACATAGTCCCTTCTGATTCAACAATTTTTCTACTTACTAATTTCATTGAGTT